TCATTGCCTCAGTGCAATTTTGAATTGTTGATCAATGTAATCTTCAAGCTTGAATTCACCTAAAAAGGTTCTCTTTTTGATTACAACTTGATTTGAGGGCTTAGTTTCTTTTGTAGCTGTTGATTTCAAATTGTTGCTCCTCCCATCCAATTTGTTTTATCACAACTTCAACTTCTTGAATTAAGATTACAACTTATGCGATTCGAAGTCAACACTTTCTTGCAATTTTATTAAGACTTTTTATTCTTCACGTTCAATATGTGTTATAATTACTTCAAGAAATTGAATTATAAACAGGTGATCTTGAAATATGAAATCATTAAAATTAAGTTATAAACCATTGAAAGTGACATTGATATTGAAAGATAAAACGAATTTGGATTTAAAGCAGGACTTGAGTCTAGCTCCTGGAACAATGGCCAAATTAAACAAAGATGAGTATGTAGCTCTTTCTGTAATACACAAGATCTGTGAATACCTTGATTGTCCAATCCAGGAAGTTGTAGAGTTTGTAGAGGATGACTCTAAAGAGTCTTAAACAAAAGTATTGCGATTGCTGTTATACTGTAAGGAGAGGTGAACGGGATGGAAAACAACATGCTTCAAGCTATACTTGACGAAATAAAGGACATGGAGCAAAGAATCAATAAGAAGATTGATGGCGTGGCATCTGATTTGAAGTCATTTAAAGAAGAAATGCACGAATTTAAAGGTGATATGAACGATTTCAGAGAAGAAACAAAGAAGGAATTCAATCAGATTAATGTTAAGTTAGACCGCCTTGAAGAGAACCAACCAAAAGATATTACAGCCCACCTTAAACACTTACAGAACGTAGATAATAAAACAGAGCTATTGAATAAGCGATTATTTGATGTTGAAAGTCGATTGAAGAACTGAGTAAAGTTGGCGACGTCGCCAACATTTGATAAACGATGAGGTCGCATTTTGCGACAACATAAGGGGATGGGATTAATGGAAAAAGATGAAGTATTGCGATATGTTGAAGAAAACAAGACTTTGGCACTAAAGAAAGCAAGCTACATTCTTGATAAAGAAACCAACTGGGAAAGCTTTAATGGAATTATAGGCGGAAAAAATGATACATACAGTGTAAATATAGGTGACCACGAAACAGCAGAGAGCTATGTAAATGCTTGGTTTTCCAGCCACCAAAAGATATACAAAAAAGAGATAAATGCATCATACAGGAAGTCATCTCACAAAATTCATGATATGTTACAAGATGATTTCTTGAAAGAGTATATTACTAGGTTCTTAGCGAGATCATACTTTAAGAATAAAAAATAACCGATTGCCATTTGTGGGTAATAAAAAAAGCCCCTCCACATTATTGTGAGGGGTTATTTATTGTGTGGTCTATGTTTAGTTTAGGCTCAAATGTCCGAAAGAAAAAGCCCTATCCGGTTAAGGATAGAGCTGTTTTATTCTTGTATTGTTGTTAATACTCCATTATCGAAATATAGATATCTGCTAATACCGTAAACCCATTGTTCATTTATCCCTGATGCTGTCGTTGTCTTATGAATAGACTTAGGCCTGCCCCAGTCTTTAAGTTGAATAACTTCCTGCTTAGTCATGCCAATAGCAATTTTCTTTTCCTGATATTCTTCATCTTCAGACTGTTCATCATCATTTTCGCTGTATGTAACTTCTCTTCTTTGGAAACCAGTTGATTCAGGATTATCGTCTACACGATCTCTTATTAGTAAAGTGTTTTCTTCAGGCTTGTTTAGTAGATCATAAGCAACTTCATAACTGACCGCTTTATCATTTTTAGCCGGCAAAATATAGATACGACTGATTGAACAAACTTTATCTTTTCCACAGTTTATTTTATTAAAATTAGAGTTTTTTTGAGCTACTTCCATTACTTCACCCACTGTAAGTAACTTTTCTTTATCTGATAGCGATGTGAAAGATGGTTTAGCTGCTAAAGATAAGTCGTATACTCTATCATTGGATTTATCGGTTTTAGACATCCACACTTGATTAAAGTTTTTCTTTACTCCCTTATCATTTCCCACTTTCTCGGCAATTGCGTCTAAATTACTGGTGTCCAATCTGTTTATGTACATCGGAATTGCTATAGCTAGAATAATAGCAACTACCACAACACTAAGTGTTGATATCAGAAGTATGATTTTCTTTTTTGACAAATTAACCTCTCCTTCCCATCTTTACTTATTATCGGTTATTTCACTCACTATTCCAACAAAAAAAGACGCATCCATAAGGATACGCCTGTTTAGTTTACATTCCTATATGCTTCCCAGATATACTTAACGTTTAATTTATTCCCTCTTTGATTGCTGTCTGATCCTGTTATAAATCCAAGTTCATTTATACTTCCGTATGTAGAGTTTCCTCCAACCATGGATATTCCCATTTCATTTACCCGATATGTGTGGCCTCCATTGTCATTATCAATTAATAACATGGAATCGTCTATAGATAATGGGTAAACTTTTACAAGAGCTGGAGTGAAAGGTAGTAATATCTGTTTACTAATTGTTCCATCGCCCACATACGTTCCTTTAGCCATTTGAAGAACATCCGAAGAAAGCGCATATTCCGAGTGTAGTTTACCACCAAGAAACTCAGCGTTGCCATCTATGGAACCTATAATGATTCCTTGGTCATTACGTACAGGTATTGTATTAGGCGTGGATAGCGTTGAAGTCGTGTAACCATTTAATGAATCAGCCGATCCCGCAGAAGACACAATCCACTCTTCGCCATTAAAAAGCTCTTGTTTATTAGTCTTTGGATCGATCCAAATCGTTCCCGCTTCTGGAGTTTCAGGCTTCGCTACTGATGATATAGTATACAAATTGTTTACTTTTCCATTAAGGTTTCCACTCACTTCTACAGTAGAAGAAGGGAGGTAGGGGTTTTCGTTTGGGTGAAGGGATTTTACGATGTCAGATCCAATGAATTGAGTTATCTCTATATCTGCATCAACTCTTCGATAGGCTTGAATGCCAATGGTGTAGTATTTATTAGAGGGCAACCCTGTGAACGCTGCAGCTCGTTTGTCATACTTTACATTCTTCAGGTCTTCACTGGCCATCTTTGAACCGAAAACATATTCATCTTTATCGTTGCTAGAATATAGATACAATTCAAATCCATCAATATTATACTTGTCTTCATCAGAAGTTGGATAATCCCATTCTATTGTGATATCTACTGACCCATCATCATTATTTGTATGAGATATAGCCGTGCCGTCACCTTTAATAATTGGAGGGTCAGGTTTTACAGCTATTCTGTCATTCCTAATGTTGAAATTTTCAGTTGCATTCTCCCAGTCAATTTTTCTTTTGTTATAATCCGTGTTTGTTTTTATAGATGTATACATCATATTACTGATGGTTTCAAAATCGCTTTTAATCTTCTTTCCATTTGATATTGTTACATCCATTGTCTTTTGAGCAAAATCAAAATTAAATGTAACAAGTCGAGCTTTTACATCAGTCTTCAGTTCTTCTGACCTGATTCTGACAGTATCGCCAAGTGAACACCTATCCCAGTTATGAGATTCAGAAATACAATTGAAAAAGTTAACTACATCTAAGGTAATGTTAATTGGTGGCGCATTTCTCTTTTCCATCTCCTCTATGCTCTTTTCATAAAGTTCAGTTTCGTCAAATAGGCTATCATTCGACCATTCTCCTTCCAGAATAAAAACTGAAAGCTCTTCTTTAAGATCGTCTGTAAGATATTTTTCAAATTTAAGTGTTTCTTTAAGCTCAGAAATAGAATTTTGGATTGTTTCCTTATCTTTATCTAAGATAGCGATCTGATTAATCTTGGCATCAAGTTCCTGAATTTTCATTTGTAATTGGGCTTTTAATTCTTTAGTGTCATCCCCTGCTTTTTTAGCTACTTCAATATGGTCTAATATCTTTTGTTTTTCTAGTTCTAGGGTGTACTGTTCATTTTTGAGCACTGTTTTCTTTTCTTCAACTTGTTTTTGCTGTTCAAGTAACAGGTGAAATTTATTCCCTTGTTCATTCACAATCAAATTGTAATCCAGGATAGCATGACAAAGCTCATTCGACATGTAATTACTTTTTTGGATTACGTTTCTGTTTTCATCACGATTAAATGGGTAAAGGAAGTATGAGAAATCATCTATATATGCTTGCCCAGTCGGATTTACCGAGTTAATGCCTATTCCGTCTTTCCCTGTTGGATATAGTCTTGTGGTAACTTCCTCTGTGTCTTCTATATCATTTATGTCAACTATATACTGGCCTGTTTTAAACCATAATCCTTTGTACGTACCCTTATCAGTATCTTTATAAAAACTCACTGTCATATTTTCTGTATTAAAAAGAGGTGTTGCACCAAACTTTTCACATACGGTATACAATAAATCTAATTTAGTCGAAGATGTAACATCAAATTGTCTATACTTAGTATTCAATTCTGAATCAATATGATCTACTTTCCATCCAGTGTTTTTAAGGCAAGAATTAGCTGCTTCTTTTAAATTAATCGACGTTTCTTCAAATCTCCGCACTTTGTATTTGGTAAGCAAAAAAGGCAAAGACTTGCATTCGTATATGTAAGAAGCTCCATCCTCGTTCATTGATTTTGTTCGTTTTGTTATCACAAACCACTCTGTCATCCCATAAAATTCAGCTTTAATAAGATACCATGGTTTCAATAATTCTAATAAGGGATTATCTTTGTATCTGTGGAAATACCCCCACTTCAAAGGAACAGAGAAAGACAACTCATGAGTTTTCCCATAGTTCATTGTGATTGTCTCATTGAATTTATCGACTATGTTCCCTATCTTCTTCCTATTGGGTTTCATTAATGCTAATCGAAGACCTTTCACCTCAGTATGTTTGCTTATTCTCAATTTAAAACCTCCATTCAAATTAAAAAAAGAGCCGACATTTTAGCCGACTCATGAATTATTGAAATTTAACCCCTTGTTTTTGAGGCCATTTGTAAATTGCTTGTACATTAAATCAACAGCTTTCTGAGGATTCCCAGTTTCTTTAATGGTTACTGTAAAGTTAAAGTCGTTGTTTACTGTGGAAGTCTCTGTTTTGTTGCTAACAAGAGAATCTGGAACGTTTGTTTTAACGTTTGCACTTAAACTTGGTATTCCAAATTTACCACCATCAAACGAAACATCACTAAGGAAATCTTTATACTTACTTAAATCGGGCTTTGCAGAAGGAGCACCATTTAAATCTTTTTCCGACAATTCACGTACAGTGTCTACTGCTTTAAGCATATTTTTGGTGTCTGACTCATTTAAGATGAGTTCTCCGCTATCCACTACTGCGAGAGCGCCCGACGCCGGTAGTTTACCTACATGCCCTCCAGTTTTAAACCTGGCAACCTTTTGACCAGTTTTATTACCCTTGGTCACAGTATTAAGGGCATTAGAAGCTTCTTTAAGCTTGTCAATCAGGTTATTAGAAATACTCTTACCGATGGACTCCATATTGCTGTTAATGAACTTAGAGAATTCATTAAGCTGCTTGGAGATGTCAGTGATTTTGCCGTTCATGAGTTTGTCTTCAATTTTCTTGAATTCTCTCTCATCATTAGTCAGGTTATCATACTTGTCATTTATGGCATCCTGATCTTTTTCAAGTTGGTCTTGAAGTGCTTCCTTACGTTTCGTATTACTACGATCTTTAAGAAACTCATCTAATGCTTCTTGCTGTTCTTGAAGCTGCTTCTCCAAGTCTTTAACCTGTGATTTTGCTTCATCTGAGTCATCAAGGGATAGTTTACTGATCTTTTCTTTGGTTTCCTGAATAGCCTGATTCTTTTCTTTGAGCTCTTTTTGGTATTTAGCTTCATCATCAGTTTTATCAATCTCATCAATCAAGTCTTGTGTCGCTTTTTGATGCGCTTTCAACTCAATATCACGCATCTTTTCGTACATCTCTTTGTAGATAGAGACAACTTCATCAGCAAGGGATTTATAAATGTCCTTGATCGATTTTTTGGTGTTATAAAGCTCCAGATTAAAATCTTTCTGTTTATCTTTCCAATTTTCGATCTCAGTTGTAATTTGCTCTTGTATTTCTGGAAAGCCCTTTGCTGCTTTTTTCTGTTCCTCTAATTGCTTGATGTACTTTTTGGCCTCAGCCTGTTGTTGCTGTACTAATTTGACTTGCTGACTATAATATTTGACCTTATCCTTGTCTTTTTCAGTCATTGATATTTTATTATCAACGTCTTTAATTTTGGATTCAGTCTTATTTGATGATTTTTGAATTGACTTTAAAGTTTCATCTACTTTAGATTGAACTATTTGCCCTTGCAATTCCCTTACTTGCTCTTGAAAGTTGATAAGGTCTATTTTAGCTTGCTTCAGCTCTTCTTTAAGTTGAGCTTTTTGGGCAGAATTCAAATTCTTATTGGCTGAAATTTCTTTTTGTATCCATGAAACCTTTTGACTCTGAATCTTTTGCTGTTCAGCCATTGCTTTTTTCTGTTCTGCAGTATATTTTCTAAACTGTTTACTGTCTGACAGATAATGACTTGCTAAGGCTTGGTTCTTGGCAATTGCCAAATCATAGTCACCAATACGCTTATCAAACTCATCAAGCTTTGACTGTACAATTTCGTATTGAAGCTCTTCTATTTGTTCTCCAACAGAACTGATATCACCTTGGAGGGAGAGGAGGTCGGATTTAGCTTGCGCTATTGCTTGCTGTCGTTCTGCTTCAGCTTGAGATGCATCTGAAATAGATGTACCGACACCTTTTAAATACTTCTCAGGGTCAATCGTCTTTCCGTTTTCCTCAATTTGAAGATGAAGGTGATTTCCTGTTGAATTACCCGTACTGCCAACTTTACCGATGGTCTGGCCAGCTTTAACAGTTTGACCGGCTTTAACAGAAGGGGTATCAAGCATATGCATATACTTAGCAACTTTTCCATCATCCTGCTGAATGACAACCCAGTTACCGGCAGTTTTACTATAACCAGCAATTTGAACTTTTCCACTCTGAACCGATTTAATTGCGGTTCCAGCTTTTGCTGCGAAGTCTGTCCCTTTATGTGGGGTGGATCGGTACGCACCGTCTTGTGCACCATACTTAGAACTTATTCTAAACGCACTGTTCTTCGTGTAGTAGCTTGCAATGGAGGAATTAGCAGAAGTCATAGACTTAGTGTAATTAGACATGATCTTCTGAACATAATTCTGCGTTTCTTTGAAAGGAGGGATGCCGCCGTATTTAATTACATTGCCAGGCCCTGCGTTATAAGCAGCAAGTGCTTTCTCAACATTGCCACCAAATTTGCTTAGTTGTTGAGCTAAATATTTCGTGCCACCCATAATGCTCTGATAAGGATCATAAACATTGTTTACACCTAAACTCTTAGCTGTGGATGGCATCAACTGCATTAATCCGGCTGCGCCTGCTCCAGAACGAGCTCTTGCATTGAATCCTGATTCTTGCTGGATTACAGCTGCAATTAGAGCTGGATCAACACCGTATTTGCTTGCGGCAGAATTAATGTAACTGGAGTATTTACCGGAGTAAGACCCGCCACCGGAAGAATAAGAACCACCAGAAGATGAACCAGTGGAGAGGGAAGAGGTAACAATACCGTATTGTGTAATGTTCCCTGACTTAATTTGATCCTTGAGGAGTTTGGCTTGCTCCTGCATAAGCTTTTTCTTTTGCTGGAGTTCTTTGATTTCTTTCTTTAGGTTATTTCTGTATTTTTGAGACCATTTTGCATAGTCGTTTAACTTCTTGTTTTGTTCGTCAATTACAGATGATACCTTTTCTAAAGCCTCTTTATACTTATCAGTTACATAAGTAGATGTTTTGGTTTCTTCATTAGCTTTCTCTTGCTCGTCTGTCCATTTTTCAAGGGAAGTTCCAGATTCAATTAACGCTTGTTTATTTGTTTCCTGAGTAGATGCAGCTTCTTCTGATGCTGAGATATAAGCCTGGATAGCTGATCTTACACTATCCATCTGGGATCTTTCACTATCCGAGTATCCACCAGGTTGCAACATTTTTTCTTCAATCTTATGTAATTCTTTCTTCGCATCAGCTACATTATTAATTGATTTAACTTCGAGCTGAGACAATTCTGCCTCGGATATATCGAGCTTACGCTCTCTCCGAAGCTTTCTAAGGCTGTCAATCCTTAACGTATCAGCGTTTAAGGTCTTAATAGCGTTGTTAACCTCGGTTTTCATTAGGTGATTGCTATATCGAACCATGTCATCATACGCATCAAGTTTAACTTTTCGCTGACGAATTACTTCATCTCGGTTAACCTTTATAACACCATTTTCATAACTTATTGCTTTGGCTAATTCTTTATCTTTTTGGATTAGAGCATTAGCTTCATTGGCAGAAATGCTCTTTCCTTCAGCCATCTTTTCTAAAAGCTCATTTAAAGGCGCAACTTGTTCTTTGGTGTTATTAAAAACATCTCCATTAAGGATATCTTGAACAGAGCCAAATTTTATTCCTTCTGAGAGTTCTTTAATAAGATCCTTAATCTGATTGATATCATTTGTATCAAGCGCTTTTTTTAGTTTTTGACTAAAATCTTCAGCTTCATTACCTGCCTCAGCAAGTGTTTCACCTAAATCACCAACTTCTGATTTAACAGAAGAAACGGCTTTGTCGCCATCTTTAATGTTCTTTTGTGCCTTATCAAAGCTCAACTTAAAGACATCAATTGATGAACCAGAGTCAGCATAGGTCTCTAAAAGGGTTTGCAGGTCTTTTTTTGCGTTATCAAATGCTTTTTCATCATTTGAATTCAACGCTGATTGCATTTTCTCTTGGAGTTTACCCAGTGCTGAAGAGAATTTATCGAGATCATCAGGATTCAAATCATCTTTTAAAGTGAGTTTACCTACAATGTCATTGATACTTGCCTTTAACGTATTACTAATATCAATTTTACTGTAAGCTTCGGCAATGGATAGTACGCTGTCCCTAACTTTTGCATTACCGCTAGAGATATCCTTTTGTACCCGATTTATATTCAGCTGTGCTTTATCAGCTTCCAACTTATAATCATTTTCATCTGAAAAAGGACTTTCAAAGAAAGACCAGAAATTCTTTCCTTTTGAATATTCCTTGGCCATCTTCTCATACTGCTTCAGTTCTTCCTTAGACTTTTCGATTCCTTTTGAAGCGTCTTCGAACGTCTTTTTAGCACCGTCTTTTGTCTCTGTCTTTTTGAGCTCAAGATATTCTTTGGTATTCTTAATAGCCTCTTCTAAAGCCTTATTACTCTTTAGAATTGCATTACCTTGAGAATCATAGCCTTTAATTAAAGCCGGAAACGATTGTGCTAATTGTTGTGTAACCTGAAGGTATTCCTGTTCTTCATCAGAAGTAAGGGTTCTGGAATCTTTAGCTTTTTGAAGCTCCTTATACTGTTTGATCAATTTGTCTGTCGAGTCTTTGTTGGTTGTAATTGCTTCAACATTGGTTTGCTGATTTTGTTCAAAGTCTTCTTTTGCTTTCTTTGCATCAGCGAATGCTGTAATTATTTTTTCTAAAGCAAAACCTATACCAGCAAAGGCAACACCTACTACTGTAGATGCCAACATACCTCTCCAAGCAACAGTAAATGACCTTGTAGCAATTGTAGCTCTTGTCATTCCCGCTTCTATCCCAATTGTTGCTCTTTGGGCTTCAGTTAAAGAATTCGCCCCAAAAATCATTGCTGTTTGAAGCAGACGCATATTCTTATTAAAGCCAACTAAAGCAAAGTTTGCTGTCATAAAAGCAATTGGAAGGAATCCGATACCCTTTACAGCTGAAGTGACAGCTTTCAGAAGATCCCCAACTACAGATACAGCATTAATTAAACCATCACTTATAAATGCATCTCCTGAAGCTACAGCTAATTCAGTGAACTTATTTTGAAGTTTATTTAATCTTGCTTGTAAGCTATCTGCGTATTTCTGTTGCTCGCTCCAGGCACTCCCTGTGGAATTAGCCGCAGTGGTGGCTGCGTTTTGTGATATGGAAAAGTTGTTCATTAAGGCATTAAATCGAGACAATTGATGGATGTTTGCAACGCCAATAGAGGTATTTTGTTTTTGGGCATCAGTTAACGTATCCCATTTGGCTGCTACCTCATTAATCAGCTCGCTTGCTGACTTAGCTTCTCCACCAGCAGTCTTTACAGAAATTCCGATCTGGTCTAAAGCTTTAATTGAGCTTTCGTTATTCCCGATACGTGCAAAAATCGTCTTTAATGAGTTACCAACCACATTCCCAGATTCACGAGTGGTACTTGCGATGGCAGTGGTGTATCCAATTAAATCATTCAATTCAACACCAAATGTTGAAGCTGTTGAACCTGCTTTTCTAATACTGTTAGCCAGATCCATTGTAGTTACAGCATAGTTGTTATCGACTTCATTAAGCTTATCTGCGATTGAGATAGAATCGTTGGCGGCGATATTGAAATTCAGCATTGCGGCAGTTAATGTATTTACAGTGTCATCTGGGGTCAAATCGGAGACGTTCTGAAGGACTTGTGCAGTTTTTGTTAAAGTGGAGAGTTCACTTTCATCAAAACCCATACGTCCAAAATCACCAGTCATTTGAAGAATATCTGAGATTTTATTTGATAGGGAATCCCCTAATTCAATGGACGTTTGAAGAAGCTCATTAAATTTGTAGTCTGGTGCATCCATTACACGACGAATGTTTGTCATGAGCGTATCAATTTCAACAACCTGAGAAACTATTGATTTAAGAGCAGTAACCCCACCAAATAAAGCAGAACCGGCTAGCATGTAAGCAGGCATTCCTGTAAAAGCTTGTTTTAATTTCTCACCAAAACTAGATACTTGTCTTGAAGATGAGCTTGCATTAGATTGAATCTCTCTAAACTGCATACTAAGACTTTGCATCTGCCTAGTAATATTTGGTGTCTTTACATTGAGCTGATTCACAGAATTAATATAGTTTTGCAATGCTCTGGAGTTCTCAGGACTGATAGATGTTCCATACCTATCCGTCAAAGATTTAACATTTAATTTAGCTTGTCTCTGATACAGGCTTAATTGATGTTCTAACTCTTTAGTTCTAGCTTTTAATGCTGCAGAGTCATCCAAGCGTTTCATTCTGTTAGCGATCTGATCTATTTGAGAGGTTGTTCTTGCGGCGTTAATTGAACTGGATAGTCTATTGAGGACTGTTGAGGATAGTTGGCCTTTTTGTCTAAGCTGCTCTAATTTTTGGTTTAGTTTATCTATTGCCTTTTGTTGCTGGTCAAAGTTTTCTGTGGTTTTAACAGCTAAAGTTGCCCCGTGTCTATCTGTGCTATGGGTAACATCTTTAAACTCATCTCTATATTTAGTCACTGTTCCAGTGACACGACCAGTTGCATCTTGTTTCGTTACTTTCTTTTGAGCTTGGCCAAGACGCTCCATTTGCTGTACGAGCTTACTTGCTGCTTTTGATTCCCGTTCCAAACTCTTTGTTGAGTTGTCTATGATTGTCCGAGTTTTCTCATGGATTTCACCACTCCGCTTATACTGCTGTGTAAGCCTAGTGATAGAACCATCTGCATTTTTAGTCTCAGTAATATTTTCTTTGACTGTCTGATTAAGGTGTTTTAACGCCTCTTCACTTTGCTTAAAAGCATTTGAAAACCTCTCAAGCGTTCTAAGAACTTTGTCGTCAAAGCTTACTTTGAGATTCAATGGATTGATTTTATTTTGAAGTGTGGATATATCTTTATTTAATTGCTGAACTGTCTTAGTTGATGTGTCAGCCACAGGAGTTAATACAATTTTTAAATTTTGAGACACTTGTTCTTTCACTTCCTTAGTAATTTTTCTACAAATAAAAAAAAGAAGTGCCTCAAAATTTAAAGCACTTCGTTTGTTTACTTAGTGGACTTGTGTGCGCCTATATAGTTAACGAACACCTCATAATGTCTTCCCCAGTCTCTGGGTGGGTAAAGAACCTCGTATTCTTTTCCTTTATGAACGACTTTAACGCCTTTCTCTAGCTTTTCATTAGGCGGGCAGAAGATCATATTGGTTATGTCAGTTATTCTTCCTACCGCAGTTGGAGAACTAATTGATTCAACATAAGGCTGAAAAGAACATTTGTATGGAACTAGAGTTTCTTGATCCTCATATATGTCTGTTCCCCAATCAGTCTTTTTGCCTGTCTTCACCCTTTTAACCTGAATTAAATAATAAAGGTCTTTGTATTTCATTATTGTCACCTTAAAAAAACTTCACGTATTTTGTATTTCTAATGAATTTATCTAATTCTTCGATAATATGGTTTGGCATTGAGCTCTTAAAAGTCTGACTAATGTTACCTATCTTCTCAGCAGTAACAGCTTCAAACCCATTTTGACGATACTGAAAAACAGCGATATGTAAATGCACAATATCCAACTCACTTGGAACGCTTTCAACGTCACAATAGTTCTTTATAAAATTTTCTGCACTTAATAAGTACAGGCTCAATATTTCATCATTGCTGGTATCGTCTCGATCAATATCTAAGAGGATTTTTAGGGTTATTGTTTTATCCATTATTCTGAACCCTTCTTTGGCCGAGGTTTTCTTACTGGTTTTTCTTTTGATTCAACAATTTCATAATTTGGCGACTTTAAAAGCCTTTCTAATAACTCACCTTCAACATTCCAAGTGAGCCCTGTTTTTTTATTTAATACAAACATTTAATTCCTCCTTATTAAGATAAAAAAGGGCAGAGATATTAGTCTCCGCCCTCAATTTTTATTATTTAGATGCAGTTAAGACCGCAATTCCAGTTGGTTTAATAACTTTTGCGCCATATACTTGGAGGCCTTTAATAGCATCAGCAAAGTATTTCTCTGGGCGGTACGCTTCCAATTTGTTAAGCTGAGACGCAAAGGTAATTGCCGATCTATGACCAGCCATAATCTTATACTTACCATCAATTACAGGAACGTTATTAGATGTATAGATTTGTAGCCCACCAACGTTACCGATGTATCCATTTAAAAGAATTTCTTGGAATTTTGTAAACCGGTCATCTTTTTGCAGTAACCCATAAGCAAATTCTGGTACTACCGCATAACGTTCAGATTTAGGAACATTTGCTTCTGAAAGTTTGGTGTTTAAATCGACCAAAATATCATAAGTATCTAGTTTGGTTAATTGAATTGGGTCTGTATCTGAGCCCATTACATTTTTAGAATCTACTTCAGTATATAGATTTGCAATAAACCGATCTGCAGTATCTGCTAATCCATATGCAGCACGATTCATTGCGCCATTTAGCAAATTGATATTAGCTTGAGCAGCATCCACATCTTCAACTTTAAAATTGAAGAATTTTTTCTGATCAATAAGTAATTCTGTTTGACTAGAATCAAGCTCCTGAGGATCCCCTACACCATTTTTACCGTAATCACCGATTGTGATTTCACCAAAAGTATTGATTTTAACTGTATTCCCGTAACTCACATCGCCTTGATAATCACTATTTACGAGATTACCGTATACCATCGCTTTATCATAAGCTTGATTTAATTTTGTTGACCATACTGTTGGAATGAAATTTTGAACTGACATATTATCACCTTATCCTTATGTAATTAAATTAGTTGGATTGACTATTAAGATAAGCGTCAACCGCTTTTTGATTTTTAATATATTCTTCTTCAGACATGTTCTTAAGTTGCTCCATTGTGAATGTCTTCGGTGGTTCTTGTGAACCTTTAGGATCAATGCCATCGGCTTTTAATCTTTCTTGTGTTTTATTCTCAATATGTTGGGAAAACACGCCTTTTAAAAGATCTAAATTAGAACTAGTCTTCTCCTGATCTTCACCCATTACAAGATCCACTAATTCTAAAGGTAATCCCTCTTTATGCGCTTTATCCATTGCAAAAGAGCGCATTTCTTTCATGGCCAATTGCTTTTCTAAATTAGCTACTTTTAATTCCAGTGGATCTTTTTCTGGGTATAACTCTTTAACCTTTTCATCAACATGTTTCTGCAGATTATTGGTTTTCCACGTATTAAGACTCTTTGAGAAATGTTCATCTAATCGTGGCTGCAAAATTTTCTTGCCTTCATCAGTATCTAAAAACCCTGACACCTTATCAGCAGATACGGCAGACAGTTCTTCTAAATATGATTTAACTTCTTCCTTTTCTTTGTTTTGCTCTAAAAATTCTTTAACAGTTTTTAAATCCATATTTCCTCCTAACCCTCTATGTACACGCCATAGAGTGTTGTATTTGTGTAATTAACCCACATTTACACATATCTTGCCCTGACCTTTTACAAGATTCCCATATTGTTTTACAGTCCATTTGAGAGGCGTTCTTGATCCTCTTCATCAGAAATGTCCTGTTTAGGTACTGCTGTTGTGTTCATATTATTGGCGCTGTGCAACTTCACCGTCTCATGCTGTTTGATTAACTTTTGCATTGAAGCAGAAGGATTTTGAATGAAAGGCAGCCTTGAAAGGAGATCTTCATGGGGAACTAACCCGCTCAAAGTTGATACCATCTGAGCGATAGCAACTTCATCTACCGGTACATTTCGAGTGAATGCTACATTGACATCTTTATAATCAAATTCGGCTTGTTTCTTGAGAGATAGAAATTCACAAAAGAACTTTAGTCTGTCCTTAAGAACTTTTTCAAAGTGGGATTCTGCAATAGCTGATTGGTTTTCTAACTCTTGAAGTTTTAAACGGATGGATACACCTGAGGTATTGCTTTGGAAGTTTTCATTGAGGTTTACTTGATTACTTTGTATATACATTTCATCTTGCCATTGTTTAAGCATATCTTTCACAAAGGTTCCATGTAAGTCTTTAGTAAGCCACTTTACCTCCGCTTTTTCATGAGGGAGTATAATGATGCCGTTTTCTTTCATCTTTTTGGCGTCTTCAAATTCAACGCTGCAGTTTGTGAAAACTAAATAAGAATTTCTATGATCAACAAGTTCATTGGCCGCATTGGCATGTATAGCATTGTACATGTCAATAATCTTGATAATGTCCTCAAATGTAGATTTTTTAATATCGTTGTTCTTGAGCTCTCTAACAGGGCATCTAGAGAATCTGTGTCGTTTTTGCTCTAAGAGCAACAACTTCCCACCACTCAATTTATAGTTGCTATAAAACGTATCGTCCCACACTTCTACATACTCAGTCTCATCAAATTGAACTTTGTATTTCCTAATGGCCATCGAAACTTTATTTTCAATTGTCCCATCATGAAGAACGATCATTTCAAGTGGTGAATATGCAGCACACTCAAAATCACCCTCACTGTTTATGTAATTCGCTTCATAAGCATATCCATGAATGGATGCCTCAATTTTCAACTTGATATTATGGGCATGTTCCCAATTGCTAAAGTAATAATCAATGTTGCTAATAAACTCTTTATTCTCTGTTTTTGATCCATAATTAACCGGCTTACCTAACAAATAGCCCACGCTATTCTGAACCATCTTGCGGCAATAATTAAAATAAGCTCTCATGTCTGCTTTAAGAGGATCTTTTGCTGTTTTACTATGCAAAATATCGTGATCACCTAAGTAATATCGCTTTAACTTTTCATGATGCCCTTGATTTAATCTTAGGTGGTCAAGCATTTTAGTTATCAATTGTTCATTTTTCATAAATTCACCTCAATCTAAAAAAGCCAATTCCTTGGAATTGACGAGATATTTTTAATTACTTCAACTTCATTTATCCTTTTAGACCATTCAGCTACTGCATCAGGGAAGTCATCGTATGCTGAGAAATCCGCACCAGCAAAATCTCTAAGTTGCTGTATCGCTTCCTCATCCTCTTCATTAAAGATAATTCTTCCCATATTGACATCACCAACAATGGTATTGATTCTGTCATCCTTATTTTTGGTTACAGCATTATTGAGCCACTCAATTTTTCTGCCTTTTAATTGGGGGTCATTCCTTACTAACTCTTGAAGCTGAATAACATCCGCACCGTTATAAACGTTTTTCTCAATGTTTACAAAACTGATATCAGGATATTCTTTAAGGAGCTTGAGAGTATAATCCATATAATCCTCATACTCACCCTTAAACACTGTACCTTTACGAACATACTTGATATTCATGTCTGACACACTTCCAACTACAAAAGCATAATAGTCCTTTTTCTTCTTTTGTTTATTTCTTGTCCCAGCTGGATCAATAGACAGCATTGTTTTTGTAAAGTCATGGCTCTCAATCTTTTCAGCAGACTCAGTGATAATTGTTTTGAATTTCTTTTGTCCTGTTGAGGTAATTAAACCTTGTACCTCTTGGTTGTATGCCACAGGGTCTTCATAATAAGCAAGTGCCATGTCTAAAGGATTCCAATAACTCTCCCATAGAATAGGGAATTTCATTTCATCCTCATGTTGATAATAAAATTCCTTTGCATGAAGAAGCCTGTTCTCATTTTTGGAATCTGAAAGGATTTCTTTAAATTCAGCCCACAATCCAGAGCTGAACATTTCATCAATGTCATCAACGAGTATGCCTTTTTCTTTTCGTGATCTCCAAGTTGGCAATTTAAGTAACCTGCTATAAAAGCATTCTGGGTGCTGAATTGTCCCACATCCTACCATGATTCCACCCTGCCTGATTAACTTTCCATCTTTATCATATACAGGCTTTTGTAGTGCAAAGTTAACATCAGTTGCAAAACGTCTCCATTTTTTCTCTCTGTTTGCATCTGTAGCGCAGTCATCATTATTTTGATAATCGTCTAGGATAGCTAATTCAATCCTTGTATTGTCAGGGTGTTTCCTTCCTCTCATATCAGTTTTACTACTGATACTTTCAACCATAGTTCCATTTGTAAACTCCAGCTGAGAGGAGTTGCAAATATATTTTTTATTAGATGGATCCAAAAGCTTTCCATAACAAGATTGGAGATAGATGTTGTCAACAAATACTTCCTTGATCTGTTTTATGAATTTATCCGCAAGCTCACCTGTAGAGGAACAAACAAGCGTAAAAATTCTTAGCTTATTAGCAACTGAAAAAGCTACAGTAGGCAAGTTTGCGAATGCACTCTTACCAGTACCCCTAGGAAGGACGTACACTTGCTTATCATGTGTGTTATGTAGGAGCATATTCTCAATGTCTTCCCATATTTGCTTATGAATAGGAGCTATTTCAGATGTACCAGGTGCTCTAAATGTGTCTTGAAGGAAGAATAGACAAAAGAACTCAAGGTTTTTCTGCCCTAGTTCCCAAGCCAAACCATGATATGTAAATAAATCATCTGATCGTTTTTTCATTAAATGCGCTGCAAACTCTTCAGCATCTGATTCAGATAGATCATGCTCTTTAACTGCTTGTTTAACTAAATATTCATATAGAAAACGTCTATTCTCTGACGTGTTGATATTTATTTGCTCACTTATTTTTATCACCTCGGAAATTTGAAAAATACTACAAAAAATTTGTACCCTGCTATCGGATAAGACAGCATTTTTAAAAACAGAATGGTGGGGGGTATGCCTTACTGTGAGCCATCCTAAGCAACTTTAATGAGCTTGAATACTATTGGTATCTAACTCATTAACTCTTCACACAGCCCCTTTAAACATGCTTAAATCAGCCTGCAATTTCTTATCTTACATACAAATTTAAGCATGTTTCATATCTTCATCGGTGTCATATCTTAAAAGTATTGACACCATTCTTTGAACCCTGTAGAATTAAGGTATCAAGAGGTGTCATAACTTAGTTCCATAAATAGATACACAAAAGGAGTGCTTTATTATGAAATATGGATATGCTCGTGTAAGTACAGTTTCACAGGATTTGGAATCACAGATAGCCACATTAGAGAACCAAGGATGCGATGTGATCTATTCAGAAAAATTCACAGGTACTAAAGCTGATCGTCCTAAATTCAAAGAGGTTTTGTCAAAGCTTGAAGAAGGAGATACTTTGGTTGTTACTAAGCTAGACCGCTTTGCAAGATCAACTGTAGATGCAATTAATACAGTCAAGGAATTGTTTTCAAAGGGTGTGAAGGTTCATGTATTAAACATGGGTTTAGTTGAAGACACACCAACAGGAAGGCTGATATTAACCATTATGAGTGGGTTTGCAGAGTTTGAAAGGGATATGATTGTTGAACGTACTCAGGAAGGAAAAGCCATTGCAAAGCAACGTGAAGACTTCCGAGAGGGCAGACCTAACAAATATTCAAAGAAGCAAATACAACACGCCTTAGAGTTACTTAATGACCATTCATACAAACAAGTTGAGGACATTACAGGTATCAGTAAAAGCACTCTAATAAGAGCTAAGAAGAAGTTACAAGCCCCTTCTAAATGACATAGGAGAGGGCTTTTTATTTGTCTTCTTTTGATTGTTTCCACATCTTAATCTCATCTTCAATTGTTTCTTTATCCACTTCATTTGCCTTTGTCTCAGTGATTTCAACCTTAGACGTTGGAGTTCCCTCAGAGTAAGCAAGTAATGTTTTAAGCGCATCTATTTGATCCCTAGTCTTTTGGTCATCATCCATGGCGATGTATTCTAATTTTTTAAACCAGTTCTTGGCTCTTGCGTTTCTTTCTTGTTGTGCTAAAAGTTTGAAATTTTGTATCTCTTTGTCTAGCTCCTGCTGATATTCTTTATCCTTTCTCCATAGATACAGAGCATTTCGACTAACGCCGACTTCCTTTGCTATTTCAGTCATACTGAGGTTTCCTTCAGCAATTAATCCAATAGCTTTTATCTTTTTTTCGTTCAGCATAATTGCTTTACACCTACTTTATTTTTTACATTTCTCTCGTGACCATAATACAAATAAAAAAGCACCCGTTGCTGCGGATGCCTTACCTTTTCCTTTTATAACTTTCAATATCTTCTCTTAAAAATAAACGATCCCGACTTGTTGTTTTAATGGGTACTAATGTTTCACGATCGACCAACTGTTTTAAGTTTTGACGACTACAGCCGATGATCTCAATCGCTTCAGATGTAGTTAAAATTTCTTTTGCTATAAAATCTTTTAAGTCATCAATGCTGTCAAAAACAATTTTAGTCATTTCTAAGGTTCCTCCACTTAAGGATAATGTTTATGATAGTAACTACCAACCAGATTAACGCTAATACCATTGTTAGTATATCTAAGGTGCTGAGATGAGCATAATCAAAATTCGAAAACAGCATAATGAACAGAATAAAAAAGAATATCGTTGTGACATCAACCAATTTTTTCATGTGTTTTGAGTATGGAATGAAAAGTGTTATAATAATAAGAGAAGGGGAATAAATCCCCTCTAGCTTATGAGCGACGTTTCTTCTTGGCGGGAGAACGTCGTTTTTTGTTTTTGCTTGCCTTCAAGTCCTTGATGTTCTTGATCATGGTTGTTATTCCTGCTAGGATTGCAACCACCCAAGCCAAGTCCCGAAGGATAAGCTCTAACTTTTCCATACTCATTTCCCCTCCTTTCTTAACTTAATTATAACACTTACGTTTACTATCGTCAATCTATTTATTTTATTTTTATCCTTATTTTTCACTTTTTTCTAGCATGAAAGGAGGGTGCTAATATATCCCGCATGTTGTTTTCTGTCCTTGTTTAGACATTTATAGTCGCTCGCGAATCGACTTTGAATGGTTATTTTTCTTCTAGTTCAGCTACTGTATTAATAATCATCTGTTCAAACTCTTCAGACTTAGCAGATCCTAATTTTTCAAAATTGGATCGAAGTCTATTAGCTATGATGTTTATTTTTTCAAGTGATTCTATAGGAAATTTATTAAAGATTGGATAAAGAAGGTCAGTGTTCATTAACTCGTAATAAAACTCAAACTGTTTCTTAGTATCATCAGGAATATCCAAGTCACTGAACTCCTTCACGACATTAAAACTTAACCAATCATTCATGCTGATCTTACTCAAATCAATACCTTGCTCTTCAGCTTCTGATAAGGCTTTCACAAAATTCTCAAACATCTTTTGCAACTTGAACATACCAAACTGAGGATAGATGTATACATGATACTCATCATTGATCTGAACCTTTTGTTTCTTATCAACACTTTTTGATAGTGTCTTTACACCTGATACACTTAATTTTTTCGATGTCATTTAATTTCTCCTTTGCTTTCATTGTTTTCGTAAGGCTTCCCTACAATTTCTTCGTACTGTTCGGGGGTAATCCAGTCTATTTCAACATACGTCCTAATATCGGCGTCCGTATAACACTTCCAGTCATAGAACTGCTTAATATCTGCAAATTCGGGGTATGAAGCCATTTACTTACCTTCCTTCAAGTCAGTAATATCTTTTTGTAGTTGTGCGATTAATAGAGCTGTGTCAGCTTCTCGTTGTCTTCGTTGAGCATTTTCCTTTTCAGTAGCAGCCACTTGTAATGATAATTTAGCGTTCTGCATTTTCAAAAGGTCAACCGGTGAAGATACCCGCCCATTTTCAATTTGTTTTTCTAGTTCCTCTTTTTCTTCCTCCGTTGCGGCTTCTGTCCATGTCTTCTCAGCTGGATGATACATCGCCTTTATAAAAGAAGGAGGCTGGACGATTGTACAATTCTCAGGGATTGTATAGTTACCTTCTTCATCAGGCTCAATCGCAACGGGTTTGGTCAAAATGAAATTTTCATCGTATTCATAAACCTGAATCATGTTGTGTCTCCTTTTTGAAAGCCCACGACTACATCCAGATAGTAGCCTCCGCCCATCTTACTTGAGTCTGCTGGATCTGGGTATTTTATTTTCAAATCACCATTATCGTAAATTATCAGATTGGCTGTTCCACCTGTTCCGCTAAGTGGCACTGATTTTACAGCACCGCCAAATGGTACTAATTCTGCAGGTATTGAGCCGAACACAATTTCTGGTTCAGTTCTAACATGACCTCTTAAAACTAACAATGCTCCCCATTTTGCGTAAATGGGCGTTCGTGTACCTACTGTAGCTCCATTTTTTAGCATAATGTTGGCATATGTAATAGCACCGTTCCACGTCTTCCGTTCAGCTACCGAGATATGCCGCTCTTGGTTTTCATTATGATCTTTGAACTGCCGGGTCATATCATTCCAGTAAGCTTGGTCTTCAGCCGTAACGTGAACATTGGTGTCATTCAGATGATTATCAAAGTCACTTTTAGTAGCTTGTTTTACATTGTCTACATTCCCAAGTCCAACCTGTTCAGCAGTTACCTTGTGTGGGTTTGATTGATCGTTAGTATGCTCAGCTAAAAAAGACTTTGACCTTTCATCAGAGCTGTTCCAATAACTGCGCTCATCCTTTGTGATATGTCGATCAAGGTCTGCATCGTGAGCGTCAAAATCAATTTTCGCTGCTTGTTGAACATTATCAACCTTAGGCAAACCAACTTGGCTTTTAGTAACGGCATGAGGATTTTTCTTATCGTTAAGATGGTCATCAAAAGCAACTTTTGTGGCTTGCTCTTCATTAAGCACATTTGATAATCCAATTTGTTCTTTTGTAACTTGATGTGGATTCTCATTGTTTTGAATGTGCATTTTTAAATCGAAATTCTGCTTTTCCATGAACTCATCAACTTTGTCATTCAAGCGTTTTTCATGAGCAGACATATGAGCTTCAGTTCTGTAAAATTGATCTTTAAGGTTATTGATTTGTATATTGTTTTGTTTGAGCTGACCTACAAATTGTGAATTAGACATTGATTATTTCTCCTAAATAAAGAAGACCTAATTAAAGGTCTTCCGTCCAAATATCGTCCCAAATGTCTTTCCAGGCTGGAGAATTATCAGAAGCTGCTGAAAGTGATTCATATGGATGCTCTTCGTCAAAGTCCTCTTCAAAGAGCTTTTCAAAATCACTCAGGCTTATGTAATAATTGTCCTCCTCTGAAAGCAGTAAATACGCATCTTCAATACCATCAACCTTTTTAAACTTTCCGCATACATCATGAAAAGTCATTATTCCATCCCCCAAACAATCATTTTAAAACCAGTAATATCAACTGTTCCAGATGCCTTAACTGTCAATAGCAATTTTGGACAAACGAAGGGCAACTGTTTTTGAATTGGATAGTTTGAAACAAATGCAGCATTACTGATTAAAGTTGTGCTGTCACTTGCTGATGTTGATGAATAAAAAGGAATACTCTTCGGCACAGAATAAGCACTGACTGTAACTTTGCTATTTGCGCTGTCAGTCTGTGTTGTATACAGAGCAACGCCATAAGCTCTAAACACTCCTAAATTCTCAACAAGATCTAATGTGTACGATTTTGTTGCACCAACTGCCACAGTATCATTATCTGTTAACACAGATTCCTCGTATGACTTTTGGATCTGAGTTTTAATAGGAACTGTGTTTCTCACAAGAACTGGAATAGATGATTTGTTTGCAACATTAACATCAAGAGGCTGATCAGTTTTAAGATCAACCTCTAATGGAATAGTTGAATTTTCAATTGATACAGGCGTTATAGGGTTGCCAGTACCGTCATCTTTTGCAGAGGTAAGCGTAGTTCCATCTTTATTTAAGAAAGGAATCTTCAACGCCTCCCTTATGCACTTGCGCCGCCAAGATCAACGCTTTGCTTTGGAGACTCAGTAGGTTTTTCACCTTTCGATCCGTCTGCTTTACGTTTAACCCGAATGAAACGCCCAAGAGAATTATCAACTGCAAGCGCTGTGAATTTGATTTCAGGTGTAATTGCGTTGCCGGCTTCAAAGTTTAGCTCTGCTTCACCAGAAGGAGAGATTTTATCGAACTGAATATAAAGATCACTATGGATTGTTTCAGTTTCTGGATCGTACTCTAAAGTGTGATATTCCATCTCATAAGCTTCAGAGAATGTATCAGCCTTAATTTCAACAATTTCTCCTTCAGCATCAATTTTATATCGTGCTTTAACTTTCGCACCCTCTTTTGCAAAAGTTGTAGGGAGTTGACCTTCTGTAGTTTCAGTTTCCATAAGATAAGACTCTCCTTCGCTATTCTCGAAAGAAACTGCATCAACTGGAGTCTTGCTAAGAGTTACTTTTCCATCTGTCTCAACAGTAAGCGTCTCATCCTCCCATACTTGCACCGTCCCATTTTCAACCTTGACTCCTTGTTGCATGGCCAACCAATCCAAGCTGAAGAAAGCATTTTTGATTGTTCCTGTAATATTCTTGTCGGACTTAATTTGATAAAGGTTTTGGTTTCCCCATCCGCCTTTTAAATAGTCTTCCTGGATACTTTGAGACAGGCTAGTTGTTTGTGCTTCAGCAGTTGCAATAACTTTCCCGTCAGATTTTCTTTTCATAACAACGTTACATACATCATGAATTACTGTCTTTTTACTCATTTATTAAAATTCCACCTTGTTTTTTAATTTGAGAATAATTTCTCTAAGTTTCTTGCTTCTTTCTTAGTTATGTAATTTTTCTCTTCTTCAAATAAATCTATATGTTGACTCCAAGAACCAATGTTTTTGGCAGCTTCCGGACTTACAGTAGAGAGTACAATCGCAGCAGAGCTATTTAAAAAAGCAGCGCCTCTGAAAAAATGAGAGTGAAGTTGGGGAAGCGTTAATTCAAGAACTTCAGCGGATGAATACCCAGTAAATTGAACAACACAACTAACAATATCGGAGAAATCATAATTGTTCTCAGACTGTTTCAACGCTCTACTTTTCTTGTTGAATTTTTCAAGTTCAGAGTTTTTGCTAACCTTTTTTTCTTTTAAACAATGCATATCAAGAATTAACTTGCGGATATCGTGAAAGTTCTTCTCGTCTACAGCTTGGAATGCATCAGGGTTATTAAACACCTTCGCAAACACTCTTTGGTAAGAGGCTCTTAACTGATCCATCACATTAACTATGTCCAACAAAGTTGAAGCGTTAAAATCATTGATCAAGCTATCCAATTGACCAAATTTATTGTTTTCTTGAAATTCAGCTATTATTTCAGATTTTGATTTAACCATTTGAGAGAGATCATTTACGAACTGAGGATAATCTTTAAGTCTAATGAAGTGGCACTCTCCTATATCTGTTGAAATAGGAGTACCTAAAATAAAGAAGTCCTTTGAATATTCCATTATTGTGGAGCTCCAAAGGAAAAGATGAGTTTATAGCCGAGGTATCCATCAGGGGGATTAGCTATCAACATTCTATTGATATTAGCAACCTTACCCACACCAGCAACATTTTTATCGTAAACAATATCAATTAGCCGGTCTATGATCTTGAGACTTCTAGGATCATTGTCTTCAAAATGATCAATATGGGTGTATACGTCAATCATTACATCCTGGGAAGTAATACGCTTATTGTGTGTAGTATAGCCGTTACCAAAGTACATGCAGATCCGACATTGAGGATCATCTTCTTTTAAATCGTTTGATTTAGGAGCTCTAACAATAATTCCTTTGAGGATGTCATCAAAATCATCTCTTTGCTGCACGTCTATATTAGCGGGATTACTCAACTCTTTATAATAAGCAAGATTCATTAACTCACTGTCTCTTGAAACGAGCTTGAAAATGCCTATTAAGTCATTTGCTAATTTGCTCATATCATCACCTCCTTCCTAAATTGTTTAATTAAAATCTATAAAGAGGCTTACCATTGGCCATCTCTTTTATTTTTTCATTTGCTTTTCTTAATACTTCTGGATCAATATTTTTAACCAATTCTTGAAACTTCTCATTTGGCTCGCCCCATCTTGGTTGTTCTTTTTTATTTTCCATTACCGAGCACCTTCTCTAACATCAAAATCGCTTTACTAGCTCTATACCATCCTTCGCCTTGACAATAGCATTCCATATCCCATGTATTCTCAAAAAACAAATCACATTTCTTACAGTAATATCCTGACTTGAGGATTTTCGTATCAGTAACCTTATTTTCTTTCATTTTATTATTCCTCCAATTGTTTTTTCTCATTTAAACACGATTACGGGGGCACTGAGGATGCCCCGCACATAGTCATGTCAAAAGGAGAAACCCCGAACCAAAATGGCTCGGAATAAGAATAAAAATAAAATCAAAGGAGTAAAACTAATGAAACCCCGAAACCATTTATTTAACGTCGCTGGAGTCGGCTTGTACATCTCTTCAGCACTGTTTCCGCAATGCTGTTTAATGTAGTAACGACAAAGAATTAGATCACTTTGATTACTCTACGCTTTCCGTTTTCATACTCAGGCTTAGAGTAGACAAAGTCTTTCATTCTTTGAATAAGCTCAGGTGACATATCTGAATCATAATTCAAAAAGGAGCTGATTTTTGACTGAGCACAACCGCATTCTTTCGCAATTTCCGTTTGAGTTAACCTTCTTTTACGAATATCAAGCCATAGCTTATGTCTATCAATTTCCACTTATAGTCCTCCTTCCATCAATAAATTTTTATTTGAAATAATTATCTAAAATAAGGGGGGCTGATCACTATGATCAGCATTCTTTGATTATTTAGGAGGAATAACCAAAAGACTATAGATGTCCAAAGTTGAATTAAACAATGTTTGGGTCGAAATTGCACAGTATGGATTTTTGTGATAAATTATAATTACGGAATCGTATAAATAATTATCCATAAATCAATACTTCTTTTTTCTTCCCTAGAAGAAGATTATAGATATCACTATACAACTGGAAAAACCCTTGTATATCAAGGGCTTATCCGTCTTCATTTTTTTCCTTATAATTTAAGCGTTACATTTTTTATTTTTACGCGATTTTCGCGTCCTCAGTCTTCCTAGTTCCCTCCTCCTCTCTTCTACACACTCTTTGCACCTTGTTCCCTTTTCGATTTCCCGCTCACAATCAACACATTTAATAGCTCTGCGAATGTTCTTTTTTAAATTCCTTACAATGTTATACCCAAAACAATTGTATAGTGTATCCTTATGCTTAGAGCATTTAGTATTGAATAGATACTCCACCAATATATCGGTTATGTAACTCCTGTCTCTCTTAATACTCAGCAAGGTTTCTCTGATCTCTTTTGTTACATGCCATTCTGCTTCTTGACGAGAAACATTTTGTTTTTTCTGTTGTTTGGCCTTCCAGTGCTTATTACGATCAAGCATTGTATAGACTGTCACAATCATTGTATCTTCAACCTTTTTTCGGCTATAGTCTTTGAGTAATTCATCTTTTATTTGCAGGAGAATTCCCTTTGTACCTAATTCCTTTTGCTGTTTTGAATACAGTATGTAGAGTTCATTAAATCGTGTCGATACCTCTTGATCAAGCTCAAAATTAGTATTCTTATTCTTCAGTTTTGTGTAATCAAATTCACCCGCCAGCCTCCTAAAGTTCACCCTGTTATTCGGTATTTTTTCACCCAACCGATTAACTACAGAATCATTTCTTGATCTGACGTTCTTTCTTTTCTTGTCTTTTGCGTAAATAAAGAAGTGAGGAACTTTCCTGTTATAAGTCCCTTTCAGAAAACCATTAATTCTTTGACTAACATGTTCAGGACGGGTTGGTTTGTATAAGGTCTTGGCATAATCAATCTCAAAGTTATTTTCCATGGTAAGCCATTTGATCACGTCTAAATCAACCTTATCACTATTCCACACCTTGGTTATGTTATTACTATACTCACCAATGTTTACCTCAAACGCCAGTTCCAAGCTTTTATAGATGTTCTCATTATTGATTTCTTGGTTTTCTGCTGTCTTCATTTCATAATAAAGAGGAACAATATCATCATTTTTCATATTTCTTTCTGCTATCTCAACAAAAGTGCTGTCGCTAACTAAAAGTGCTTTATCTCCGTCCACATCAAACTGCAGAAGTCTTGACAAGGCATCTTTAGTGGACGTATACACGCCTTTCGTAATGAACCAGTCTTTAAGATCATCATTTAGCTTGTTGATCCTAATGCCATGCTCCCTAGATAGATGAGGAGGCCTTAACACATCTAATTTTTGCTGATTATTAAAAAGCTTACAGCTAACCTCTCCGTCATTTAGTAAAACCTTCGGATCAGAATCACCGCAAAACCAATAACCGCAAGCAGCATACAAATCTGGAATAATAAAAGTATAATGAGAGCCTTCTAGCAGAATTTTTCCTGCTTTTGCTTCCTTCACCAAACGCTTTTTATTCTTCTTAATAATCTCCTTTGAATGGTTATCATTAAGCAACTCAGGATAAATCAAATGAGCTTTCTGAAAGTTATTTTTATGGGCATTGCTTTCAACGGCTCCTATAACCTCAAGCATTGATTCTTTATCTTTGTAAAGAGTTTGGATCCTCTTCACTGTGTTTTCTGAAAGCTTATCTAACTCTTCATCTGTCGTGTCGGTTAGTGTCTGGATCATTTGATAATTAAGTTCACTGTTTTTAAATTCATCCTCTTCTTCATTCAGCTTGGCTGCCTGACACTCATACTTCTTAAATTTGGATTTGTAATCATCCCATGAATCATAATGTTTCCAGAGCTTAAACTGACTCTTCGTTAGGATAATTTTAATACCGTCTTTAACAATATCCCATTCCTTGCCGTATATATCTTTAATTTTGGTCTTCCGGCATAATTTAGAATACTCATCAAATGGAAATGGGACTAACATTCCTTTCATAAAAGGGGCTCTAAACATGAATGCACTCTCCGAAAGCTCAGGGAGAATCATTCCACAGCCATCCGTATGATTTATTGGAATAGACTTGTACTCTCTTTTAATTTCGTATGTTTCATCGTTTATGTAATCAACCTCAGTAGACACATCCGTCTCAAAATCATTTACAACTATACACTCATCAATATTAAACCCTTCCCATAATGTACTGGCGCTATTTGATAAGGCAAGGTAAGCGATCCATTTGTTAATGCTCATGCCGCCCTTAGAATTAATTACCTCTTCACTAAGCCCACACATTAGAGTGTTTTTCTTCTTCAGATACGTCTTTTCTTTGATGAATACACCCTTCTTTTGTCTAATTTGTCCTGCTGATGAAGCATAGAAAACGTATTTTTCATTATTAAAATAATAACCATTCTGAACCAAGCTTCTAAAAACGTTATGGTAAAAGGATTCAACTATCATAATCTCCTCAGTGATCTGATCGTAGTCCAATCCAAGTGTTCTAATTAGCACTGAATCAAATAAAGAAATAACCCTTTGTGATCTAACTTCCCCATCTTTTGTTTTAAGCGAATCACCTCTAAGGGTTCTTGTCCCTTTAAAACTTTGCTGCTCTTCAATTAATTCATCTTTCTTTTCGTTAATCCAACAGTTAGTAATTTTTTTAAGACGGTTGATTTTCGCTTTGTTGTATTTGCAGGCCATTAGCTCATCAATACCATTCAAAAGCCTGGACTCACTTTCACCTTTTTTCTTGATATATGTAATTAGCGATTGTTCCAATTCCTTAAAGCTTCTTTCTTCCTCTAAGAGCTTACCAGTTAGATCTAAATGAATATCGGATACATTTGAATCATTCATTTTTGCCACTTTTTTAGCCAACTTCTGCAAAAACTTTTTATAAAGGCGAAGTTGAAGCAAATCCTGATTTAATTTTTCTTCTTTATCATTATAAAAAGAAGATGAATCTAAAGAGTAAACGAACACTGATTTAGTTAAATTTTCATTTTTCAATAAGTAATCCTCCAATTGATTAAAGTTAAAAATAATACAGGAAAGATAAAGTGAGGCTGGAAATTGCAAAACTTGTTTTTGCGATTTGCATATACTGTATCTACAATGTATCTAACATCTTAAATACTCTTCTATATACACTCCCCACAGTGCAGCACACTGAGGAGTTTAGCTCTGCATGTTCAGGAGCTATCTCTGCATGTTCAGGAGTTAGGTGAAAAGCCTAATATAACGGGCTTAAAATATGGTAATGATTGTTCCATTTATCAAAGATCAGAGCATCATTTTCATTGTAATTTCCTGTGTCCTCAAGCTTATGTTTTACAATTTTCAATAGCTTGGCTTTCCTCAATGCTTTATTAGCTTCAATGATTGTCGTGTTTCCCATTTTCAACCGACTTTTTAATACATCAAAACCAACGTAGCAATAATCAATCCCTCTTTTGTCCTTTGGGTTAATATGGCTCTTATAATAGAATGCCAATCGAACCCCGTTTTCATCTATTTGATCATTTTTGAAGTATGTAAAGATGGATGGATTCATTTTGCAGAATCTACCCTCATTCTTTGCTTTTGAATTAAAGAATATTGATAGATACCCTTTGGTGGGGAGCTTCTCAATTTTGTTGTCAATTAACCCGTACTTATGTAATGCATTAAATCGCTTCTTTAATGTCCTCGTATCATTGATTTTAAGCTCATTCATCAGCTTCTTATGGTCTAATACTATTTCATCTTGGCCGCCGTTCCTAAAGTGTTTAAAACAAAGGTTGGCGTACAAATTGAATTCTTGATTCGATATGTAAAAATTCTCGTTTCGTATGATATTGGAAGGTACTTTAACAAATAAATTTGTCAATAAACATTCTCCTTTTGTGCTTATTATTCTGATGCTTAGACTTCCTTGTGGGAGCTTCTAGTAATCACATTTCATTTAGTACCCTTTGAACAGTTTCGTCTTTCTCATAAAGCCAGAACCGCTTATTTCGAGTGCTTAAAGCTTCACAGATTAGTGGCGCTCCAGCTGCTCTTAACTTTCGGTGTAGGTTTACCGAGTAGCAATAGAAATACTTCGATTGTTTCTTCATGTTCTTCTTCCTTTCAATTGTTTATTACACACAATGCAATTCGGGCAGTCGCAACCATCACAGTCGCTATGTGGCATTCCACATTCAATACAACACTCGCACCATGACATGCCGCAGAGGTCACATATCCAAATTGAAATTCCGTCATCTATCCACATTTGAATTCTCCTTTTAAATTAAATTCAAGTATTCTGACGGCTTACTGTTTTCAATAGCTGTAACAATCGGCGCTCTGTTTTCATTTGTTTCAAGTTTGCACCACAGTTGCTCCCCACTCTCCACATTCCTACCGTTAAACTTCGATATATCAGCGTAAGCTTCCGGACAATATGAAGAAGATAGCTTAATTAAACCGGTGTCAAAACACTCTGTAACCGTCATTTTATGAAAACCGTTAGATGAGAATTTATCTAGGTTCTCAAGCATAATCCTTATGTCATTTTTTAAATTTTCCGATGATTTTCTATATGTAACTTTCTTACAAACCCCGTCACGCATTATGTAAGGCAACCCAATAACCACTGAATCATATGGCTGTGGACTAATAATTTCCGCTGTGTAACCATTTGTGCTAAGTATTGCATTATGTTTTAGGCTGTAATAAACCGGCTTGTCTTCATTGATCCGCTTAAAGCCATTAGCTAATGCTGCTAAATCAATTCTTACGCTTCTTCTAGCCGACATTTAATCCTCCACTTATTTTATTTTTATTCTAAAAACGTTTTAAAAAAATAGGAAAGCCATTTAAGACTTTCCCCCTATGTAATTACGCACCGTGTCCAATGCTTGCAACTTGAACCTCTCCAGAAGCATTATTTACAGAGTGTTGTCCGCCTACGAAACCAACAGCCAAAGCTGCAACAACCGTAAATCCAATAAGTACCTTTTTCATTTTCTCACCTCCTTTCAAGTGATATGCGACGACCTCGTCGCATTAAATAGTCAATAAATCAAGCAATTGAGTATTCTCTCCACGCTTTTGCAGTTCAACTAAAGGAAGTGTTACACAAAACTTGTCTCCAGACAGCTTGAAATGCTTAACAGATAAATAAAAATTGGAAATATTCTCGTCAATCAAGCCTTTAAAGTAGTAATGATATCCTTTAAGGTTGTCATTTTGGTTTCGATCCTCAAGTTTTAGTAGCATATCCAATGCAACTTCCTTACGACCATTTTGAATATGATTATAGATAATACCCTGAATGTCTTCTATCTCGTCCGAATCATGATTTAGATATGCCTGTCCCTTGTTCCAATAGTTATCCAGGAAAACCATGCTTCTTCTTAATTGTTTGTACCTCTCAGGATAACGTTCCGCATGCTCCATACCCATTAGCAACTTTTCTTTTGATTTCTCAAAGCTTTCAAACAAGTAAGAGTTTCCTAAGTGCAGATATCCAAACGCTAAGAATCTAGGATTATTAGACTCGTAGACAGCTAGTTCAGCGTGTTTTCTTGTATTAATCAAGTCACCTTGTGTTAAAGACATATTTGCCAATAAAGTTTGTATACGGGAAGAGTATGATCTACTAATAAAACACTCATTTTCAACAATTTCGCTATGTATATCTCTCGCCATATCAGACAGTGTATCAAATTGTCTTAACTCTAAATATTTGTAAAGCACCATAAGTCTAGAAAAAACAACTGTTTCCATCTGTTTTAGACCAAGCTTCCCACTAGCAACAAGTGCTTCATGTGCGGTTATTTCACCCTTAGTTAATTGCCTATGAAGATAATAGACATTGCCGTACTCTTTACATTTAATGTTGTTACAGTTTTTTAATTTATCAACTACGAAATCAGTTAATTCATCCCTTTGGCTGGCATCTGCCCACTCCATCGCTTCAACAACAATCATTCTGCTTGGATCACTCTCAGCTAGTGAACAGATGTAATCTTCAAGCTTTTCTTCAAAAGTATCAGGAAATGCATATTTGGCAATGTTTAAGATGTTCTCAAAATCTTTAAGCGTTTCACGTTTTCCATTAACCATCTCATACAGTCTACTTCTAGTTTTGAGATTAGTTGAATCAAGAATACCGTTCATTGTGATTTTTTCATTATCAAGTAAGTATTTTAATTCTTGGGCGAACTTCGTATACTGGCTCATTGCATTCCCTCAACTTCCATATACTTATTTTTTATTTTGTCTCTATTAACAATATACACCATGTACGGTGTTTAATCAATGAATTTATTTTATTTTTATTCTTATTTTTCACTTTTGTATCCGATTAAAAGGTGTTAAGATTAGTTTTAGAGTAAAAATAAAATAAATCATAACAGGAATATCACCAGTAAATGGAGATATTTTCGAGACACATGTCAAAATTGTCATCTCCCTATATTCATTTTAGGGATAAAAATAAAATAAGAGGAGTATGATTGATGACAGAAGCTATTAGGCTGCAAGCAGAGCAATACATGGAACAGAATATTGAAAGACTAAATTCTTTCTTTCGGGATATTAGGAGCAATACGATTGATGCCCAACCGTCAAGCACTGTTAGAATTAAAAAGCGAACGTTCTTAGGAGAATTTAAATTAGAGGATTACATAGATAAACAGTTTAAGAGTTACCTGCAGAGCGAACGCCTTTAAAAGTTTACACTAAGCATGGATACATATTTAGATACTATTGAAAAAGCACTTGCCATCAAGTATATTGATCGGTGAGTGCTTTTATTTGGAAATAGGAGGGATTCAATGAAAACCTGCATATACGCTAGGAGATCAACTTTAAAGCAAGGACAGGCTGAAACGATTGAGAATCAAATAAAAATATGTGAACGCAAAGCAAAAGAATTAGGCCTCACTATAGTGGATATTAAAACCGATTCTGCTTCAGGTACAGACGATAACAATAGACCAGAAGTTAAAGAATTACTTAAAGGTGCAATTAATAAAGAGTATGATTGTGTAATCATGAAAGGTATCAGCCGTATTTATAGGAAGACTAGTAAAGGTTTAGAGCTTATTGAGAAATTAGATAGGCATGGTGTCAGAGTTATTACTGTAGAGGAGCACTTTGATTCCCATGCAAGAGAAAATAGAAATGGTATAGGGAACTTGGATACATCAAGAATAACCATGTATTTAATGTTTGCTGAAAAAGAGTCTCAGAAGCTCGCTGAACGGATTAAATTCACTCAGATAGAAAAGGCTTATGCCGGTGAATGGAATCAAGCCAGCAACGCTCCAATTGGATATACGTATGACTCTACAACAAAGAAACTAAGTATTGATAATTCGAAGTCGTATGTTGTAAGAAAGATTTTCAAACTATATGAGCAAGGCATGGGAATGAAAGCGATAGCCCATTACTTAAACGGTGATAATCCCGATAAAAAAACTTATCCATCAAGCAAAGGTGGTCGATGGAGTGAGTACACAGTTGGCTATATTCTTAAAAATAGAGCATATGTAGGCGATGTTGTATACAACAAGAGGAGCAAGAAAGAACGCCCTTATAAAGCTCCTGAAGCATTAGGAAAGACTTCTGATGATATATGTATCATAAACGACTACAACAAAGAGGAAGACTGGATAATCGCTGAAAATGCACATGAACCTTTAATTGAAAGGGAACTCTTTGATAAGATTCAAACTATGATCAGTACAAAATCAAGAAGAAAAGGTATTCGTTCTAATACATCTCTATTCGCAGGAATAGCCAAATGCGCTAAATGTGGGACAGGTATGACATTTAAAAGAGGGCGTAAAAACTCTTTAGGACAGGTTGTAAGCAAAGACAATTACTACTGTATGAACTATATTCGCTATGGAAAACAGTATTGTGACTCACATCATGTGGGAGCCAGAGAGCTACAGGAAGCAATATTTAGTGATTTAGAGCATATCTTGAATAGCAAAGACAAACTTCAAAGGGTTCTTGATAAAAATAAAATTGTAATGAGCCTGGATGAGAAGAAAGCTAAAGAAAGAATTGTCGGTATCCAAAAAGAAATGGATAGTCTTATCAAAAAGATGGACAAGCTTCTTGAAAAAAACTTAGCAGGCGATATCTCAGACACTCAGTATAAAACTTTTAATGAAAAATATTCAGCAGAACTTGATAATCTAACTGAAGAGCTTAAAAAAGCGAAATTAATAATTGCCAACATGTCAGAACAGGCTGATAACGAAATGAGGTTCAGGCAAAAACTAAGCAACGCTATTGGGATTAGAAATAAGACTATTGAAGAGCAACGTCACATATTGCTAGGCTTAATTGATTCTATTGTGATCAACGGAAATGACATTGAAGACATTTCTTATAAATTCGAGAGGGTGGATTGA